CCAACAGTACGTGGCACCAAGACCCAAGCCCCGTGGTGGTGTGTTCACGCCATACAGCATGTACAAATTACCAATACATGCACGTAAGGTTATGGATTTAGCTGGATTACCTAAAGAACTGCGTCTATCTGACCTGCGGCGTACGGGTACGACAGAGATGGTAGAGGCAGGTGTAGGTATGGCACAAATTATGTCGGTTACAGGACATGCTAACCCAAGTTCAGTTAAACCATATTTAAAAAATACGTTGTCAAGTGCAAATAGTGCATTGACAGCTAGAAAAACACATGCTATAAGCATAGCAAGTGCCGCAAAGGAAAGTGATATTACATGAATAATATATATAACATTGTAAGTGATATGGATATACCCAATGGAACTACAAAGAGAATGAATTGTCCTAACTGTAATGGCTACAAAACATTTACAGTGACCAACAATATGGGTTCTCTCGTGTGGAACTGCTACAAGGTATCCTGTGGTATCAAGGGTGGTGATCGTGTTCATCTGTCTGTGGAAGACATACGTGCTGGCTTCGCTGGTGCCGAAGAGTTTGCCGCAGATACATTTGAACTGCCCAATTACATCGTTCCTAGCCGCAATGAACTGTACATGAATCGCTTCTGTGCTACATGGGGGCTGGACATTGATGAATTAGGTCTGCTGTACGATGTCAAAGAAAGTCGTGTCGTGTTTCCGGTCAAACATGATGGCAAGATTGTAGATGCGACAGGTCGTGCATTAGGCAATCGTCTACCAAAGTGGAAAAGATATGGAAAAAGTGGCTTGCCATACTCGTATGGTTGTGGTAAAGTCGCAGTTGTTGTTGAGGACTGTGTGAGTGCATCCGTTGTTGGTTACGGTTCCTTTGTCGGGGTTGCGCTTCTTGGCACATCTCTCCAAGATTCGCATAAAGGATATCTTGCACAGTTCTCAACAGCCATCATAGCGTTAGACCCCGATGCGCTACCCAAGACAATGGTGATGGCAAAAGAATTACGTGGACACGTAAACGATGTTCGTGTATTACGTTTGAAAGACGATTTGAAATATCGTAACCCCGAAGATATGGAGAAGTTATATGGAATTATCACTGATTAGAAGTTTGATGGACAGGGAGTTCTACGAAGAACATCGTGGTTCTCGTTGTCCTGACCGCTTGTTTAGCAAAGATGTACGCAAGATTAAACAGGCTATTGATACGGCAATGGATCGGTATGAACGTACCGTGACACCAGATGAGATTGAGGCATTGTTCATGTCAAACAATCCAACACTGACCACAGCACAGAAACAAGCGTATTCTGCTCTGTTCAACAACATCAAGAAAGAACAGCCTATGGGCGGTGACATAGCACAAGAGGTGCTGTCTAAATTGTTCCAGCAGGTCATTGGCGAAGACATTGCCAATCTTGGTTTTGATTATGTCAACGGTGACAAGTCTAGCCTTGAGCCGCTACGGTTGTTGCTTGAGCAATACGGTGATGACTTCACCCCAAACCTGAACATTGAGTGGGATGACATAGACATTGAAACCTTGTTATCAAAGAATGACCTTGAGGCACGGTGGACGTTCAACATTCCTAGCCTCACACGTAAAGTTGAGGGTGTGAATGCTGGTCACTTGATTGAGATTGGTGCGCGGCCTAACACTGGCAAGACATCGTTCCACGCCAGCTTGATTGCGTCACCGGGCGGCTTTGCTCACCAAGGTGCCAACTGCATTATCTTGTGTAACGAGGAAGGGTATCACCGTGTTGGCGCACGTTATCTGACAGCCGCAACTGGCATGACAATGAAACAGATCAAGGCTGACCCTAGCAAGGCACGTGACTTATATGCACCTGTTAAAGAACGCATCAAGATCAAGGATGCAACAGGTCGTGATATGAATTGGGTCGAGAGTATCTGCAAGTCATACAAGCCAGACATTGTACTGCTTGACATGGGTGACAAGTTTGCCAAGGGTGGCTTTGCTCGACAGGACGAATCTCTGAAAGCAAACGCTATCCACGCACGGCAGATTGCCAAGCAACACGAGTGTGCGGTATTTTACATGTCACAGCTATCTGCAGATGCTGAAGGAAAGGTCTTGCTTAACCAATCAATGATGGAAGGATCACGCACAGGTAAGGCGGCTGAAGCTGACCTGATGGTGTTGATTGCAAAGAACCCTGTCGTTGATGGTCAGGATGAGGAAGATACTCAGCGTCACTTGAATGTTGTTAAAAACAAGTTGACAGGCTGGCATGGCGTGGTACACTGCGAACTAGAATATCAAACAGCGAGGTACACAGCATGAAGCTAACACTAGACGTAGAAAACACAACGACACAACGTGATGGTAAGTTACACCTTGACCCATTTGAGCCACAGAACTCACTAACTATGGTGGGTATGCTGAATGATCAAGGAGTTGAACGTATCATTACATTTGACCACAGTGAGGCTGATGCTGATGACTTTGGACACACTGTTGTTCAGGAGTGGCTAGATAAAGCTACTATCATAATTGCGCACAACGCACCACACGATTTGATGTGGCTGTGGGAGTCTGGCTTCAAGTATGATGGACCTGTCTTTGATACAATGCTTGGAGAGTATGTCTTGCAACGCGGTATCAAAGAGCCGTTGTCACTTGAGGCTTGTGCAGAACGCTACGAGTTGGACACTAAGAAGCAGGACACATTGAAGGAATACTTCAAGCAAGGCTACAGCACTCGTGACATACCGCACGATGAGTTGTCTGAGTACCTGTCTGCTGACCTTCACGCTACTCAACAGCTTGCTGACAAGTTGATTTACCGATTGAACACAGAGCCAGATTCGCGGTTGATGAGTACAGTTACGCTTACCAATCAGGTAGCTGTCTGTCTTGCTCGTATTTACCAGCGTGGGTTCAAGGTTGACTTGTCTGTGCTTGATGACGTGCGTACAGAGTTTGAGCAAGAAAAGGAACAATTGCAGAAAGACTTGCAATCTCATGTACGTTCAGTAATGGGTGACACACCTATCAACCTGAACAGCCCAGAGCAATTGTCTTGGGTTATCTATGGTCGGAAGGTTATTGACAAAGGTGACTGGTCAGTAAAGATTGACCCATACATGGATAACGATGACTTTAGCCGGATGGTGTCGCAAGGCACAGAACGGTTATACAGAACTGTAGCACAGCAGTGCCACACATGTGGTGGGTCTGGCTACGTTCACAAGGTTAAAAAGAATGGTGAACCATTTGCAAAACCAAATAGGTGTCAGACCTGTGATACTGAAGGCTTTTTATTTATACCAACAGATGTTCTTGCTGGTTTTAAGTTCAAGCCGCCATCAGCTAAATGGGCAAGTGCCAATGGATTCACAACAAGTAAAGCTAACCTAGAATTGCTAGAGTCTGCCGCAAGGGGAAAGGGCATGAATGAAGCGTGTGACTTTCTGGCAAAGGTTAGACGGTTGAGTGCTGTCGATACATACCTGTCATCTTTTGTTGAGGGTATCAAGACGCATACAAAGCAGGACGGATTGTTGCATGTCAGATTATTGCAACACCGCACTGCAACTGGTCGGCTATCTGGTGCTGACCCTAATATGCAGAATATGCCACGTGGCGGCACATTCCCTGTGAAGAAAGTATTTGTGTCACGATTTGCTGGTGGCAAGGTAATGGAAGCTGACTTCGCACAGTTGGAGTTCCGTGCTGCAGCCTACCTATCACAAGATGAGGTTGCTATTGAAGAAGTATCTACTGGATTTGATGTACACTCATACACCTCTGAAGTTATTACCAATGCTGGTCAACCTACGAGTAGGCAGGATGCGAAAGCGCATACATTCGCGCCACTCTACGGGGCAACAGGCTATGGCAGAACAAAAGCGGAAGCAGAGTACTACACTCACTTCACAGACAAATATAAAGGAGTCGCGGCTTGGCATTCCAGACTGGCTAAAGAGGCTCTGAATACACAAAAAATCACAACGCCCAGTGGTCGTGAGTTTTCGTTCCCTGATGTGGTGCGCAAATCTACTGGGCGTGTGAGTCACTTTACACAGATTAAGAACTACCCTGTGCAGTCGTTTGCAACAGCAGACATTGTGCCAATAGCTTTACTACACATAGATGAATTGCTAAAGGATAAAAAATCTTGTATAGTGAATACAGTGCATGATAGCATCGTCATTGACGTTCATCCTGACGAAGAAGAGCAGGTAATCAATGTAATAGACGAAACTAATAATGTACTACCACAACTTATAGCTGCACGTTGGGGTGTTGATTTCAATGTGCCGCTACTTTTAGAGGCAAAAATTGGTCCGAATTGGCTTGACACCAAGGACGTAACCTGATATAACTATGGCTCATTCGCTATTGAAAGGAGATAATATATGACGCAATTGACAACACTAAGTACAGCTAACTATGCAGCTATGGCTAAAGCTACAGGCATTGCAAATGAAACAAAGTCTTCAAGCAAATCCAGTTCTTTGGCACGGCTTCGCATTAACCATTCCCCGATCATGGGTACTGCCGAAGTAAACGGTAAGAATGTCAATGTTGAAGTTATTGAAGGTGGTGCATACAAGCTAGAGATTCCAGATGGCCCTACATATTATGCCAAAGGAATAAAGCTACGCCCATTCATGCAACGCTTTATGTACAAGCGTTACGTAAACGGCGGTGCATCTTCACCTAACCGTTTCATCAAGAGTCTGATGACAGATGATGCTAAAATGGAATCTGATCTGAAGGACAACGATGGTGGGTTTAATTGTGGCAAACCTGCTGGCTACATCAAAGACTTCAAGGCATTGCCAGAGAAGACACAGGAACTGATCAAAGCTATCAAGCGTGTTCGTGCTGTGTTTGGTACAGTTGAACTGATTGACCCAATGAATGAAAAAGGTGAAGCTGTGGAAGTTGATTCCACACCATTCATTTGGGAAATTGACAACCGTGATGCTTTCAAGGAAATGGGTGGTAGCTTCGCTACGCTGGCTAAAATGCAACGCATTCCTGCACAGCATATCATCACTGTCAACACATCTGAACGTAAAATACCTACTGGTGCATCATTTTATGTACCTGTAGCATCACTTGATGTATCAAATAGCATCGAACTGACTAACGAAGATCAGGAAATGTTTGCTGACTTCTTGGCTTGGGTTGACAACTACAACAACTACATCCTCAATGCGTGGGCTGAAAAAGCAAACTCACACATGGACGATGATGACGTTGATGTTGTTGATGGTATGGTTGACATTGATGTTGAAGAAGAGGTAGCGTAATGAACCATCCTGCTGAACTGGCACTGCATCAGTACCTTGAGAATGCCGTAACAGGCAAGTCAAGTATGTCACAAGACACCATTAAACAGATTGGTGACGATGTGATGGCTGCTGCACAACGCCAGTTCGGTGGGGGCAACAAGCGTGACAAGTTTGGTCTACGTATGTCAAACGTAGGTAGGCCAACTTGCCAACTCTGGTACGACAAGAACAAGCCAGAGGTAGCGTTACCCTTTCCGACAACATTCGTAATGAACATGATGATTGGTGACATTGTTGAAGCAGTGTTTAAAGGCATTCTTAAAGAAGCAGGAGTTAAGTATGAAGACACGGATAAAGTTACTCTTGACCTTGGTGACGATAGCGTTTCTGGTTCTTATGACCTCATCGTTGATGGTGCAGTTGATGATATTAAATCAGCTTCAGACTGGTCATACAGAAACAAGTTTGAATCCTATGACAGTCTTGCCAGCGGTGATGGCTTCGGGTATGTGGCTCAGTTAGCTGGATATGCTAAAGCAGCAGACAAGAAAGCTGGCGGCTGGTGGGTAGTGAACAAAGCCAATGGTCAGTTCAAATACGTACCAGCTACAGGGCTTGACATAGACACTGAGGTAGCTAAGATTAAAGATACCGTAGATAAAGTAAAGGAGAACAAGTTTGAAAGATGTTTTGAACCAGTGCCTGAGACTTTTCGTGGCAAGCCCACAGGTAATAAAGTC